GCAATAATAGCCTGAGGTCCTGTTACTAGAGCAGCCAACACTGCTATTAATCCAACAAATGCTAGTGTAAACACAACAAGTCCAAGAGAAGCATATTGAAGTTGCTCTCCTGTTAAAAGACTAAATGCTTTAACGAATTCTGCGAGACCTGTGGCTGCAAGATAAATACCGCCACCAATCATAGCAATTGCCGCTCCAAGTGCTAGCATAGGACCTACTCCGCTGGCTGCTGTAGTGTTGGCTACTTTTTGTTGAGCAATACCTTTTTTTTGTTGATTTTGTTTAATTTCTTCTTGAACTATCTCTTGTTGTGTGATACCCATACCAATCATTTGCTTGACATGTTTCAGGCCACTCATCATTATGTCCTTACCCCTAAGGACAATTGATTTTAGACTCAATTTGTTTGTTATTCCCATTAAATTAGCAAGCCCGCCCATACCTTTTACGAACAAAGTAAGGCCAGCAACCCCACCAATTATTGTCCCAGATAGTCCCTCTGTTTTTTCATTTAAGCCACCAAATGCCCAAATTAACCAATCAAGTGGTACAATCAATGCTTCCAATACAGGCAAAAACGCACTCGCAAATTGATTGGCAAGAACAGAAAGTTTCTCCATAAAAGGTTGCATAGACTTTAAAGCCTCTTCAAATCTTTCTTGGGTCTTAGTAGATTGATTCATCTGCATTTCATAACTTTCGTATTCACTCAAAGACATACCAAAAATTTTATTTGCTTCAGCCATATCAGAAATACCAGCGGCCTGAGCAATTGCTTTTTGTGTGAACTTATCCATTGATCCAAAAGACTGTCCAGTTGCTTGCATAGTGGAAATCATTGTTTTAAGGCGTTCATCTTCTGTCATCATTAACATTTCTGTAGCAGATAATTGAGATCCAAGAATTGCATTAAGTTTACCTGCTCCTTCAGCAGCTCCAGCAAAAGTATCAAATTTTTCAACCATAGATAAAAGAGTACCAGTTTCAACCCCAGCAGATTTAGCTGCAGCTGAAATACCTGTAAATACATCAATTGATTTGTCACCGTACACTGCTAGGGTCTTAAGTGATGCTGTATAATCTTTCAACATTTTTGATGTTGAAATGCCAATTTTTGTTCCCATCATACCAATCTTTTTTGATGTCTCAATCGCCTCTTTACCGGACATACCCATAATCTTGTTAAAATTTTGCATAAGTTTAGCTGATTCACCAGCAGATACGCCAAATTTAGTTAATTGTGCTACATTCAATGTTAGGTCTTTTTGAACCGCAGGTGAACTTTTATGAAAATCAGAAAAATTTGCCAACAATTCTGACATGGATTCTCCACTTTCCCTTGCCGATACACTAAATTTACTTCCCGCTCTTTGTGTACCTTCTAATACAGCAGAATATTCTCTAGCAAGACCAGTTGTTTTCGAGAATTGTGCTGCGGCACTATCAAACTCCTTGGCCATTCCAATCGTTGCTTTTTTAACAGTATTGAATACTGATGCCGCTATATTCCCAACATTAAAGAGTTTACCAAAAGCCTCGGAAAAAATTTGTGCCTTATCATCACCCTTTGCAAGACTTACTGCAAGCGCTCCAAGTCCTCTAATCGGATGCTTGAGGCCCCCATCCAGTTTTAAAAGACCCATGGTCATACTTTCAAATGTTTCGGCTAAATTTTCTGTTGTTTTTTGATCTTTATCACTAATTTCACCAAGTTCTTTTTTCGCTTTAGTTAGTTTTTTTGTTAGGGCATTTTGTTCATCTATTAGTTTTGCTTCTTTACCCAGAGATTTTTGTAATTTTTCTTTTTGCTCAAGTTGCTCTGCCGTTAAGGGCCCTTCTTGTTGTAATAAATGTAGATATTCGTGACCTTGGGCTGTATAGGCGGATTGACTTTGTTCAAGTTGTTTCAACAATTCGGTATATTTTTGCCTAGCTGTATTGGTATCACCTACCGCACGGAGGTAATCCATTTCTAGTTCTATTTGTTCTGTTGATAGTTTTTTGGACTTTTCTTGAAACTCTAAAAACTTTTTAATAGAATCAGTTTGTTGATCCGTGGCTTTTTTATTTTCATTCCGTGCCTCAGTATTTCTTTGTGTAGAATCTGTATTCTGATTGGTTCTTTCTGTGCCTTCGTTTTCATCAGCCATTTATTAGTCCTCGTGTTTAAATGGCCAAGTTATACCAGTTTCGCTTTCAAATTCTGAAACTGCTTGGTCAAGTTCTGTTTTTCTCTTCGCTGTCATTGGGTGTTTTTTACCGAGATCCATAATCGCATCAAGGTAAAACTTAGTTCTAGCTGTTGCTTTAACATAAGACCTAACTTGCTCTGGTTTTCCTCTGATAGAAAACTCTTGTGTATTTTCTTCTTTCATAACCTGAGACAGTGTTGCTAAATCAACATCAAACCTAAAGTCAACGCCGTACATTGCTTTAATTAATTCTTTGGTCATGTTACCAATCATTCTCTGCAATGATTCATTAACAAGACGGAAATCAATACTTTTCATAGATAGCCCTCTTAATATATTAAATAGTTTTATAAACAAAATGCCCTTTACGGGCACAATTATCTTTACTTTTTCATTTTCTCATATTCTTTCTTTTCATCTTCGGCTTGTTTATTAAGTCTTTTTATCCACCACAGTCTCAATCCAACCGGAAGATTGTAGGCTTCTATAAACGACCATCCACCAAAATGTTTTAAAATAAAAAACTGCTCATAGACTTGCTCCATGTATTTAGGAGTCAGGCCAAAAAAAGTCCGCATTGAGCGGAACCTCCAGTTCCTGCTGATGTTCACAAGAATTACACTCAAAATCTCTTTTGATCTCTACATTTGGATTAGCCAATTTGTAACACTTTTTCAAATGAAATGAATCAGAAGAAAGCATCGTATCTACAAACTGATTAATAATAGCTTGATCTTCGTAGCCTTCAACCGCTACAATGATTCTTTTAAAATGGGATGTAACTGTCTTGGTAAGCCCTTGGATCTTTGTTTTCTTTTTAGACAATCTCTCTGATACCATTTCAAGTTCGTCTTTTCCTGTCAAAAGTTTAAACTTAATTCTATATCCAGATACAGGCATTTTGGTTTCAAAATGCCCATCGTCTGTTTTAACCAACTGATCTTCTTCACTTTCCATAGATTCTTTAATAAAAGGTTGATCAATATCAAAAACCATACGAGATTTTGCACCACAACTAGGACATGTTACTTGGGTTTCATAAGCATTCCCATAGCCAGAAGAGCGAGCAGCAATAATTAGAGCATTTCTATCTCCGGAGTACATTGTAGATGGCTTCACACGTTTATCAACAATAACATTCTCCATGAATCTTTCAATAGCCAAGCCTTTCTTGAGAAGTTCTTCAGAAGAAAGAATATCTTCATCTTTAGCAGTCATATAATAAATCTCAATGGTTTCTTGACCATGTAGTGGATGACCTTCTGGATATGCTCCTCCAGATGGGAGAGCTACAAACTCTGTGGGTCTTACGAATTTCAACCCCGGAGTCTGAGCAGGTGCTTCGGGAGCTTGTTCTTTCGCTCCGAAACGATCTTGATTGTTTCTCATTTTTACCTCTTTGTTATTATGTTAATTCTGCTTCGTCATAAGCAACATTTATAGTTATTTCTGATAATGTTTCTGTATCGTAGTTTAACTCTGTGTTGTCAATAGTGGTGATAAACGCGTTTTTTAATGTCCATTTTTCTAGCACATTGCCATCAGCATCTAATTGTTCTATTACAAAATCTTTAATAAGATTTACTTTTGCTATCCCATCTTCTGCTTGATCAAAAGAATATTTAGATTCTTTTATGAATTTATATAAAGTATGTAATTTGGTAGCACCATTAAGATTCTCCATATCTTTATAGTCAATAATCTTAATTGATACATCTTTCCAAGTTAATATACCTGGATACTTTATCTTATGATTTATTAGTTGATACTCTTCTTTTGAGATCTCAAAAGATGGTTTTGAAGCAGATTTAGCCCACCACCAATATGAAGTATCACCGGCTCCGGGTACTGTAGGGTCATATCCGGCATCTTGAATGCGAAACCGATACGGACGTATCGGCTCAATGATGTCTGTTTTTTCGCTCCAAAAAGCCATTTATACCTCTAGTAACCACCAGTAGGAGGCTTAGTAACAACACCGGCAACTGCAACAGGATCGTAATCAGATATAACAGCACCAGTAAGGGGATCAAGTTTCTGACAAGTGGCCCAGTCATATTTAAGCTTCATGTCGATTTCGCGAATATCATCACCTTCATAAACGAATTCACCAAATTCAACACCAGCAAGGAAAGGATTCTGAAGTGTCCATTTTTCAATTGCTTGTCCATCAGCATTAAGCTGTGTGATAACCATACCTTGAAGAGCTGCACCAAAAGCAGATTTTTTCTTTGACATAGTAGCGTGAGAGCCACCAGGAGCAGCAGGAACAAGATAACCAGAGTTACCAAGAATACCATGAGTAAGGAAAACAGCGTCTGGAGATACAGGGTCTACCATTTTTACAGAAACTTCAGTCCACTCAACATGTCCCGGAAAGTGATATTGGTTATCCAAGAATTTATGAGTTACCGAAGTAACAGAGTATGACGGAATAGTTGCTGATTTAGCAAACCATACGATACTAGTGGTGGTTTCTGGCTTTCCATTGAATGCAAGGATCTCCACTAGGAACCTATATTTTCTTTTAGGTTCGATGATGTTTGATGATTTTTCACTCCAAAAAGTTGGCATTATTATGTTCTCCTATTTATACATAACTAGTTTTAAACTAGAATTCTACGCCTGTTCTAGTGACAATAAAGTCGATAACGATATATTCAATTGCTTTTGCTGGCTTAACAAATACCTTAGCATACATGATGTTTCTATCAATAAGATCATCAGTTGTAGTTGAAGTATCCAAAATCAATTTATAATCTGTAATACCAAATCTCGCTTGAACACTTGCAAGAATTGGATCTGCTTGGGCCAAGAAACGATTCCAAGTTGATTGAACATTTTGATCAAACAAAATAGTATCAGCGATTGCGCCAATCTTCTTCTTCAAGAAAATCATTAAGCGACGCACATTTACTCTATCCAAAGCAGATGGAGTTTGTTGAAGTGTTTTTTGACCAAACACTACAATCTCACCAACAGCAGGGAATCTAGCGATTGGGTTAATGTTAACTTCATACAATTCGTCACGCTGTTTCTTAGAAAGTGTCTTAAGAACTCCAACAGTACGAGGACCACTGCTTCCACCAAGAATACTAAGGCCACCACGATTAAATCCAGCGGGAGCAAACCAAGGACCAGCAGAATTAGCTTCTGAATAAGCCATAGCTCCAATTGCCCCGACAGAAGCAGGTACAATTAAAACTTCATCGTTACCAGATAGTGTATCGCGGATCTTCAAGCGAGGAGCATATGTAGCAGCATAGCTTGTATTGAGATCGCGAGAATTAGCAGTGTTAATAGTTGTTGAAATTTCACCACCAGAAGTCGTACCACCATTTTCAAAAGTATTGAGATAAGAATCATCTAGATCGATAACAGCAAGTGCGTCTCCTCTTTCTTCAACTTTGCGAATAAGTTTATTTTGAAGTACAGAGTTAACCATACCTGGGATTGATACTAGATCATATTTGATACTTTCTGGATCTGCGGCAATCTCAATTGCTTTATCAATAGTATAATGAGCATAGTGAGATTTATTAGTTTGACCGGAAAGAGAAACCGCGCTTGAAAAAGGATCTACAACAGAGATATCTACTCCGTCAAAGCCACCAAACAAAGGAATGTTAAAACTTTTAACTCCTTGCTTGATCAAAGCAGCAGTTCCGTTGGCTTTTGTATAAGAATTTCCACCTGCCATAGAGCCAGACTCCCAATACCAAAGACCTGTTGTAGTTTCAAGTCTAATATCATCTAGTGAAAATACGAAGCTAACCTCTGTAGAAGAAGCTACAGAATGGATATCAAGTCCTCCAGGAAGAGCATTCAAAAACTCTGAATAGTCTCCGCTCTTATATAAGACGCGATTAGTTGTTGCAAGATTACCATAAACATGACGAACACCAAATACATCTGTATTATTATAGTTTCCACCCATCTTGGAATCTTCAGAAGTCAAGCGAAGTTCTGGGAAAATAAAAGAACAAGACATGTTAGTTGGAAGAGAAGCAAATGTGTTAGCATCTCCAGCGTGTCCCCAAGCATAGTTATTTCCTTTTACCCACGCATAAGTAGAATCGTCTGAGTCTGCACCGTTTGTTGCTGTGCTGCTAGCATGCCCACCACTAATATAAGTACCAGTTATAGCTATATCATAAATTGACTCAGCAATCACATCAGCAGTGATAGTAACAGATGTACCTCCATCATTAGCAGCAGAAACGTCATCAAGTTGATTTAACAAGTAAGCCAATGCAGTATACACTTGTTCAGCAGTGGTCTGACTCAGTAAGCCCAGCGTGTGAGTGGCTCCGGACAATGTTGGGGTCGCTGTATATGCTACACCAGTGTCCGTCGTGATTGTTAGAACTGTTGATCCTCCAACTGAAACAATAATTGTTTGATTGTGTGCAACTGGGCTAGAAGGATCTGCAATAACGTTCGTTGCTCTGGTTCCGCTATTGTCAACATCTCCAAATGTTTGAGGTCCTTTAGAACCATAAGCTAATGAGAAAGGCTTAATCTTTGATGGTCCGTAAAACCCAAAAGGAATAGCATAGCTATCTGTAAGGCCTGCTTTCCAATCATCAGACATTTCAATACGAATGTAGTTTGAACGATTTGGATAATCCCCAGTAATGTTGAAGATTTTGTTAGTTGTATCCCAGACACGATCTTCATCACCGATCTTCTTAAGAATGAAGTTTTCCGATCCTTCGTTAAGATTTAGATTGGAGAATGTTTCAATTGCTGCTCCTGCTTTGTTAATAACCGAGAGAGAGAAAGACGAATCAGGTTGAGCTGTAGTTCCAAGCTTAAGATCGGAAATTTTAATACCATAATTTTCTTGCATCCACTCTCCATCATGCAGAGATACAACACGGAAAAGTTTTGTAGCACTTTCAGGAGAATAATCAGAAGGAGCCGCTGTAGGATTAGAATTTCTAGAAACAATCCATCCAGACTTAGCTGCTGTTACTTGACGATTATTAGAAAGATAGTGAGTACTTCCAGATACCAAAGGTAGAAGAATACCATACTGCTTTCCAGCAGAAGAAGAAATGTCATTTACCATTTCTTTTACTGATTGTTCAAAAGATTCTCCGACAAAATAACTTTCAGTTGTAGCAAAGTTGGTAGAATTGATTTTTTGTGGGTTTGAATTTAATACGTTACGAATATAACCTTCTTTGTTAGTTGGATCAAAGTGAAAGGTATAAGTTTCATATGCAGAATTGCTAGACCAAACATCCATCTTAAATGTTGAAGGTTGACCTGAAGTTTGTGATTGAATCAATTGTCCCATTGATGAAGTGACACCAGAAGTAGCTCCCGCAGGAATACCTCTTAGTGTAACAGCAGAACCAGTAGCATAAATAACAGCCGCAAGAGATCCTGTAACAGCAGCATCAGCAGACGCAGAAGGCATCAAAAACAATCCGTAAGCTAAAGTGTTTTCATATGAGCTAGCATCAGCATTTCCACCGCCCAAGTTCCATCCAGCGAGTGTATCTGTTCCTGCTACAGCATTAGAATCTTCTTCTCCAAGTAAACGAATAAATGTTACAGGAGAAGTCCCGGCAGCCAAATGTGCTTGTGCAGCATAAGCAGCATAACTTGGACCATATCTATTTCCATCACGCCAAACATCAACATTGTTTCCAGGCTTTCCTGCTACGGGAGCACCGAAAACTTCAATAAAACTGTCCAAATCTTTAATCTTGACAGGTTTCATAGCCGGCCCTTTTAGGGATGTACCGATCAAAAGAATACCATCTTCTGTAGTTTCTTGAGGAACCTGGCTTTGGTCTATCTCATTAAGTTGTACGCCTGGTGACGCAAAATCAAATTTTCTAGCCATTTAAATTCTCCTATATAAATGTATTTCAGAGTAAATAGTACAATAAAACCTCAAACTACTATTCACGATATTTGTTATTTTTCTTTTTCCATGGAAGTTCATCGTTCAATACAACCCTTTCACGAGAAATCTTAATTTCAACGACAGTTTCTCTTTTAGTTATTTTGGGTTTATCACGATTAGAGCCATCTCCTGTAAGATATGCTAGTACTTTTATGAGTACTTTTGTTTCAAACATTCTTTCTTCTTCTTGTATGTTCGTAGAGTTTTGGTTTTCACTAAAATTAGAGTCTATAAAGGCTTCGTATCTGTGGTTATCTATGGTGTAAAAGAAAGAATTGCTTGGTGAATTACCGCGTAGTTTAATAAAAGGAGTTAAGAGATCATTCATCTGAAGCTCGTACTCTGTTCTAAGAGTAATCGTATATGAAACATTTACATACACAGGCGTTGGGGCATAATATTCATCATAGACAATTTTTTTATTTTTGTATTTGCCTGTTTCTTGTCCATTCTTCAAGCGCTTTGCTTTATCTTTATTGGCAAAGTTTCTAGTTTTTTCTTGATTAATAACAGAAGCTATTTTAAAAGATCCGCCTTTATAATCTCTTTGTTCATATAAATTTGGTTTAATAGCGCCTTGGAAGCCAGTATCCATTTCAAAATCTTCACGGTTAATTGAGATTAAAGGTAGTCTAAGTTTACCAACACTATCTCTAAGTTCTTTGTTGTTTTTTATTTGGTACGATCTCTCTGCGCCAAGCCAAATAACTGGTACTTTTTCATAACCCTTGTTTGTTCTTGTGTGCAAATTAAGATCTTCATTTACAAACCTAAACAAACCAGTATCAACTATCTCTAGAGAAGATGGCTGTAGGGCTAATTCATTGTTGATTTTTTGCATTTATTGATCACTCCGCGTTAAAAAGACCATCTCTGGCTCTAATACACTCAGCGTGTATTTCAAAGCGGTGGTCTACTTGACCAAATAATAATTTTGGCTCTATTAATTTCACAATTTCATAAAAAACACTTCCATATTTCACAAAATCACCTTCTCTTACATATAGCTCTTGATCTTCTGTCAGTCTACGTTTGTGAAACATAACTTTTATTTTTGTTGATTTGTCTAGAGACATGTTTTCTAGAAAATTTGTTTCAATTCCTTGAAATTCTACCATAGCATATACTCTAACTGGTGGATAAAATGTTTTTTCAATAGCTTCACCATATAAAGGATGAAACTCAGTATTATCATAATCAATACCAAAGTACAAAATTTGTTGTCCAACAACTCTTTCTGAAACTTCATCATTAACTTGTTTGACAAGATCACGTTCTTTCTTTCCAAAGAACATTGGAGGCGGTGGGGCGCTTGGTTTTTTCCATTTGTTATCTTCTGACACGGATTCTCAACCTCTTTTTGTTTTCTGTAATATTTCTTTGTGGTTTTACCATTCTTGCTAGATATTTTTCAAGTTCCATTAGCATTCTCTCTGCAATGTCATCAATGCTTGCGTTGTTCTTAAGAAAGTCTCCTGTTTTTTCTAGAATTTGTTTTGAGTAATCACTGTACATGCTAACACCAGCCTTGAATTCAATCTCATCATATTCTTCAATCTGTTCTGCGGTTACATCTCCTCGCTCCCCGTGCATTATCACAATGTTTGGATCTGTTTCTTTGTTCCATGCGTCTTGATTTAAAGCCAGCTTACCAGATAGTTCATCATTGCCAAAAACTGTGTTGAAGAACTTAGCCATAAGTTCATAAGCATTTTGTCGCATATTTTCCGGAATCTTTTCTTTGATCTCGGAAATGTCTACGCTGCTTTCGTCTTGGAAAGCAATGAAGGAAATGTATTCTCCACCAAAATAATCGTGCGCCTCTTCTTCTCTTTCCTCTTCGGGCCACCAAGAATCTTCAGGAAGACCATAGTTTTGGAGAACATTTTGAATTACTTGTCTTTCTGATTCAATGACACCAAATTCTTCTAATTTGTACTCTATCAATTGAATTGGACCATTATCATAGTAATAATCAAAAGCATCAAATTTTTTCATAATGTCTGGTAATCCCCCTTCAAGACCTCCTAGGTAAGCTGTCTCATCATCTAAATCATAGCCTTGATAAACAATTTTAATCATCCAACTGCCTTCATCATTTCTTTCAACAAATATATTGTCTGATTTTGGTAATTGATAATAATCATAAAATTCCCAATCAACAACCTCTGTAACAACAGAGTTAATTTCAGAACCATTAGCGCCTGGTGCGTTGATTTTAAACTTAACAATCAAATCCCACACATATGTAATTTCTCCATCATATCCTTCGGAAGTGCTCCAATCAAAGGAAATAAATCCACCTGTATGTTCGTCAAAAATCTCATTTAATCTTCGCCTTATCATTTCCTCAGAGCTTCCTCCGATTGAAGCCATTAAAGCTTCTTCGACATCAGGTTCGTATCTAACAGAGGTTCCTTGGAGAACAACGTCTCTATTGAATTTACGGAACAACATAGGCAAAGTTTGAGCAACAGAATGACCTGTGTCTTGATAACTTCCGCCATATCTTGTAAAGTTTGATAAAAAGATTGTTGGTTTACCTAAGTCTTCTGCGCCTTGTTTGATAATCTCTTTAACTTCTTTTTCTTGCGCTTTGGAGACTCTATTGTTAACAGCGTCTAGAAACCCTGGAACTTGTGGTCCGTAAATTTTTCCTTGTGGTACCGCAAGCCTTATTGGTTCTGAGTTTTCGTCTTTATGAAACGCGACATTTTTGATTCTAATTCTAGAAGTTGGAACTAGTAAGTGAGCAGTTGCATCTCGTCGCATTTGATCAAAAAATATTTCTTGATCTCCTTCAACATCTAATGACTCTTGTGTTGGAGGAAACATTTTGAAATTCTTAGCTGGAACAATGTAAGCAATCATTCCATTACCATATGCTTCGGAAAGAGCGCATTTATTATAGTCATCAAAACCCATTTCACCTTTCATACTTGGAAGAGAATGACAAGATCTGATGCTTTGGTGATCGGACATTCTAAAGACATCAACAGGATGGCGAGAATAGATTATGTAATTTCTCTCAAGGTATTGATCCATGTTTCTAACAAGATCATCAAAAGATTCAATAGCATATTTTGCAAAGTTTTCAAAAGATTCAAAATCGATTCTACTTTTTGTGAAGAATTCCTTCATTGTTAAGGAGGTAGATGTACCAAGCCAATAATCTTGAGCATCATAAAATTTCATAACCTTTCTGTATTCGTCTGCTGTGTGTTTTACAACTGGGTCACTAATGTTTGCTGGTAAAGAATATTTAGCTTCAGCAGGAAGTTTATCTAGTTTGCCTATTTTTGAGAGTTTTGCGTATCTTTTGGCTGCTTCAAAATGTTCTGCTCCGGCTTCTCTTTGAATTTTGTTTCTACTATTGTTAACAAAGTTGATAATGCCACCTAAAACCTTTGGTAAATTAAGAGTGATTGTTTTTCTAGAAACGCCTTGGTTTCCTTTTCCATCAATGAAATGAGAGACTTTTGTTTTGGAGCAAAGAATTTTTCCGCCTTTGACTTTACCAGCTAGTTTGCCTTTTGTTTCATCATGATATTCTAGATTGGACGCTGGATCTACTTGCCACCCAAAGGCATTGAGAGCAGAAATTGTGTTAGCTAGAGGTGTCTCTTTTTTGAGACCAGAAACAGGTTCAATTATTCTATATGAATTCCCAAAGATATTACTAAAAGGTAATTCACTAACAGGAATCTCCAAAGCTTCATCAAGATAGTCAATTTCTTCTTGTGTCGCTTCGTTAAGTTCTTGTTCTTTTAAAAATTTATTCCAATTTTCTAATATTAATTTCATCTCTTATCCTACAAAAATTCCGTTGGGAACATCGCTCATAATGCTTTTTGCATTCTCTGCCATTTCTTTATCTGAAGCAATAAGCTTCGGATATGTCATTTCATCAAGAATTGTCTTTAATTCGTCTCGGAGAGCTTGTTGCTCTTCCTTAGCTTGACTTAACAAGTCGGACGCGTTTAAACTGATATTTTCCCCAGGAATTGGAACATTTCCACCAAACTTTCCGCGTATCTGTCCAAGGGTTTCTTTTGATAATGCGAGAGCAAATCTTCTAATCCATTGATGTCCAATTGAATTGATATTCTCGTATGGAATATTCTCAAATGGAAGAGTGTTCATGTTGTTGATGCCTTTCTGTCCACCGTCATTATCATCTTGCCAAATGTCTTGATTATCAACTGTAAATCTAAACCAGAACTTCTCTGGAGAGACACTATCTGGGATTGGGTATAATCTTAGCTTATTGTTGATAATTTCGTAACTGTAATGCGATGTACGAGTATAAAGGTGGTCCTCATAGGATATAGCTTGTATCTTGTTTTGCCAAGCCGGAATTACCTGAAATGAGGAATCATCTGCATATTGTCCATAAGTATGAAAGTCACCAACAACGTTAAGACCACCATAGTATCCATAAAAGCGCCACATCTGACGAGGAGTTATATAAAATACATCACGTATCTTAACTCTTTTTTCACCAACAATTGAACTATATGTACTGTCTGCTTCCAAGATTGCTTGAAGATCATAATCTTGTTTATCTGAAACTGTATCAAAAGAAGCAGAATATATTTCTTGTCTACCGCCAACACCGGCTTCTGTTGCAAATCCATCCCCAATACGAAATGCTGATTCGAAAGAGAAACGAGGATAAGTTAAAGCAACATTTTGTCCTTCCAAAGCATGCGAGGCTGATAGTTGACCTGTATGTGTAAATGAACCGGTTGTGCCACCGAGAGCAGATCCGATTATATTCTTTGATTGATGAATGTTAACGAGATATGAATATTCCAAAACAGCATCTTCAAAGTTGGCGTATACGTTTTCTTCTGTGAGTTCAATGTCAAGAACATCTCCACCTAATCTTTTGTATGTAAAAGCAACCTGAGCAACAGCACCAGATAAAAATTCTGTAGAGTTAGCATAAACTCCCAAAGGTAAAGCAGCAGCAACATTTGAAGTGCTTCCTGTCTTTGGCAATGTAATAGCTGATGTTTGTGAAGTTGGTGTTAATTCTGGTAATGACATTCACGATCCTCCGTGTCATACCTAAATAGTTTATATAAAGAGAAAGCCTCTATTCAGAGGCTTTGCTTTCTTGTGCTGCTTTCTTTTTCTTTTCGGCAGCTTCTTTCTTCTTGCGAGCGGCTTCGGCTTTTTTCTTTTTCTCAAGCTCGGCTTTCTTTGCTTCTTCAGCAGCTTTCGCAGATTCTGCTTCAGAAAGTCTTTTCTTAGCCACCATTCTTCGTCTACCAGACATAATAATCTCCTTAAAATTGTAAAATAATTAGTAATTTGTAAATAAAAAGCCCTTCACAAGGAAGGGCATTAATTGATAGGCTTAACACTACAGGTCTGATGGTACAACAAAACCATGAATGTAAATAACTAATTTACCTCCTGTCATGTCAGCATCCGATCCGGTGGCTCCCGCACAGATGAAAAGAAATTCATCTTCAAGATTGTTAGCATCGTATGGAGCAGATACATCTTGCCCTAATGTTGTGAGGGCTCCATGATTAGTAACTACTGTACCTGAAGGATCCGCTCCTCCATTTGCAGTCGCAGAAGCATGTTCTAGAGCGATATCAGTAACACCACCGGTAGGTGCTTCTAGAAGAATAGTTCTAACTTCTGTGATAACTCCAAATTTAGCTTGTGTTAGCTGTGTCAAATGCGCTTCTTTAGCGTCAACCCCGATAGCATATCTATCAGTTCCCGGTGCTTCAATATCAGCAGCAGAAGTTCCAAGATCGACAACGATTTCTGTGATGATTTCTTGTCCTTGTCTGTGTTGTGTGGCACTAGCAATAGCTCCTGAGATACCAGCACCTGCTTCTAGAGCAACACTTTGTCCTTTTTTTTCTAGTGCATAAAGTCTTTTGCGTCCTAAACGTTTCATAATATTTCTCCTTATAAATTTAATATTATTGCAATAACTTGTGTTTAATCAATGAAGCATACCAGCGGCCTCGGCATGAATCTTTCTAGGGACAGCCGCCCCGTCCCAAGGAGAATAAATCCAAGTTGTTATAAATAGTTCTTAAAAAAACAAAAAACCCCCAACCAAAATGGAAGGGGGTTTAGTTGTCTAACTAATCAAATTTGACTAGGAAGAACCTTCTTCACCAAGAAGACCACGAACGATAACAAGACCGTACATGTCAGGGCGAACCATTTTCTTCGCATAGCGAGTCATGACACCCTTACGTGGTACGAACGATTCTGGATCGAAGATTGTAGGTGTAGTTTGGAGAGGTACATACGGAGCATATACATATCCAGACTCAAGGAAGCTATTTCCTTTACGTCCTACAAGAAGTACATTACGTGGGAAGTAAGGATCAACGATAACGTCGAACTTACGGCTGAGAGATCCAACCTTAACAGCACCGATTTCACCCTTGTCAGCATCAGCAGTTACGTTTGCACGGAATCCGCTAGTGAATTCAAGAATGTTAGCAACTTCAGGAGAAACGATTACGAAGT